GCATTCGAAAGTGCTTATTGGAATTAAGTACGACTAACCATTGGCGCGGGTAGGCCGCCCCAAAGCAGCGAACGACACGGTCCTTCGTTAAAAACTAGAAGAGGGTATGGTTCAATCTCGATAAGCGCGAGTGCGCTGAGATTGTTTGGTTTCTGGTATTTACACGATAGGAGTGTCTATGGCCATTCAGAATTATGACACGCAAGATCCGCGGATTGGCAAGCTCAAAGGGGCTATGCTGAAGCACGCGGTGCCCAAGGAAGTCCTTGGCATTACCGGCACCCAGCACAAGATGGGCAAAAATCAGTCTGACACAGTTATTTTCAGACGTTTCCTGCCTTTTGGCGGCACGACAGCAGACGCCACATCTATCAACCAGTGGGTAGTCGACGAAAACACGCACCTGACAAATGAAGGTGTAACTCCGCCAGCGGATACCATTGTCCCGCAGGACATTACGGTTCAGCTGAATCAGTACAGCGCCCTGTACATGTACACTGACAAAACTGCAGATCTCTACGAGGATGACATTCCGTCAGCCATGAAGAAGCAGTGTGGTCAGCGCATGGGTCTGGTCAGAGAGAAAGTCCGCTACGGCGCTCTCAAGGGCTGTACTAACCTGTTCTATGCAGGCGGCACGTCACGGGCAACCGTTGACGAAACAATCTCCCTGGGCCTGCTCAGGAAGGTTACGCGAAGCCTGATGGGCAACCGTTGTGACATGATCACCGAGATCCTGTCTCCGAGCCCCAACTACAACACCACTGCAGTAGAAGCCGGCTACCTCGTTTTCTGTCACACCGACTGTGAAAACGATATTCGCGAGCTTCCCGGCTTTGTTGAGTGCGCCTCTTACGGCTCTCGCAAAGTCATGCACGAGTGCGAGCTGGGCGCGGTAGACCGATATCGGTTCATCATCTCTCCGGAACTGTCTCCGATTACAGATTCCGGCGCAACAGCATCTGGGACCGGCCTGGTAACCAGTGGCACAAACGTTGACATTTACCCAATGATCGTCGTCGCAGATGACGCTTGGGGCGATGTGGCTCTCCGTGGCCTGTACTCGTTTAACGTGTCGCACATTCCTCACACGCAGAAGGACAAGAACGACCCTCATGGCCAGCGTGGCTATGTTGGCGCCATGTTCTGGTGCGCTCCATTCATCCAGAATGATGGTTGGATGGCTGTTGTTGAGGTAGGTGTTACCGACCTGTAACTGCTTGTTCGTAGGTAGTCCTTAAACCCCGCCTAGTGTGGGGTTTTTGGGTGAAAGGGTGCCACTTTGGCCCTCTACTGACTTCAAATTTAGGAGATAAATTATGCAAGCTCAGAATGTTTATGGAGCCACTATGGCTACCACTTCAGGTCTTTTGACGGCTACAGGAGCGGAAACAGTACATGACACTACTGTTACGATCAGCTACTCAATTGCTGGCAAGGCTTACAGCAAGACAGCAATTACTGACGGCACAACCCCTACAAGCGATGGCAACGGTGATGCATTACCAGCCATTTCCGCTGGAACAGGAGTTTCTGTTGTATGGGCACTGGATGCTTCTGGCTCTGTCACCTTGTTTCAAGGGGACGCTAAGTCTCTTGATGCAGCAGGCAACTTCGAAGTTGCCCCGCCCTTCCCTGGTGTAAACATGGACAACTACTGTCCTTTCGCTTACATGATCATCAAGAACGCCGCCGGATCTGCTGACTTCACGGTTGGCACTTCGAACTGGAACGCTACTGGCGCGACAGTTTCCATTCAAGACGTCCACCAGCTGCCCGCAAGGCCGCAAACGTCTTAAACCACGAATATTCCCCGCTTCGGCGGGGATGACGCTTAAAGGAGAGAGAGCATGGCTCGACTTCACCAAAGAGAGAAAAAGGTCACAATCACGCAAGAACTGCGTATGGGCCCGCACGCAAAAATGGTCATTAACACTGGATCTGAAGAGGTCGAAGTGGATCTTAGCGAGCTGGCCGCAATCGACAACACTCCTGTTGTGCTGGACGCAACAGCGTTGTCTGTCAGCGCAAATACGCATGGCGGCCGGTTTGTGATCCTGAACCATACGGCTGCTCAGTCTACTGTGACTCTGCCTGCCGCTACTGGTTCTGGCACTAAATTTAGCTTCCTAGTTGGCGCCGTAAACACGAACAATCATGTTGTTCAGGTTACCGGAACCGACACTCTGGAAGGTATCGCCTTTATGGCAAACGATACAGACGCTTCTGTTTCAGGATTTGAGACAGCTGCTGACAGCGATACAATCACCTTGAACGGGACGACCACTGGTGGTGCCGCTATCGGTGACAGGATCGAGGTCGTGGATATGGCGTCTGGTAAGTGGCACGTTCTTGCTCATATTTCAGGAACGGGCTCTGAAGCGACACCGTTTAGCGCGGCTGTTTAACCACACTTGGGCCGCTGCACGAGCGATCATGATAAGCTCGACTCGCCAGGATTGGGGTGAGAAGCGGCCTTTTTTTTAAGAGGGAAAGATGACCAAATCAAACAACCTGACCAACAAAGAACTTGAAAAGCAGATGCTGGATCGTCAGCAAAAAGACGATGAGAGAATGTCTGGGATTGAAGCCGAAATCGGTTCAATCAAAACCGGGCAGGAGCAAATACTGCAAGCTTTGGAGGGCATGTCTGCTAAAAGCAGGCCGGTAGCAAGCACGTCAGTCGAGTCAAATGCGGCAGATGTTGATCTTGGTTCTGGAGAAATGTCTTACCGGCAAACTCCAGATGGTGAAGAGTCTGTTATTGAGATTTCTTCAGAAGACATTGAAAGCCCAAGGTTCAAGGCCAAGGCTGATAAAATGGCGTTTGACAAAGAGATGGTCACCATCCGGATAACGGATACCGCAGAGGCTAACGCAGACAGAGTCTTTGATGTTGCCGTAAACGGAAGGAGAAAAACGTTCGTCAGGGGCGAAACATACACCGTTCAAAGAATGTATGTTGAAGCTTTGTGCCGGGCAAAGCCTGTGCATTACGGAAACGAAGAATATGAAGACCGATCTGGCGTTGGCGTCAGGCATCCCATGAGAAGGGGTCTTCGCTATGCATTCGAGGTTTTGGAAGACAAAAACCCAGCAGGCAAGCAGTGGCTCGCGGAGACCTTGTCGGCAGCATAACAGGAGTGGTTAGTGAACTACCTAGAGCTTTGCCAAAAGCTTTGTCTGGAGGCAGACATATCCGGAGGGGCTGGAGCTATATCTACAACTTCCGGTCAATCTGGGGAGCTTGCAAGGATAGTTCACTGGATCACTGAATCTTACAAAGAGATTCAAAACAGGCATCCAAGCGGATGGCGCTGGCTTAAAAGAGAGTTTCAGGTTGTAACCCAGGCGTCGACGAAAGCTTACGCTTACGATGACGCTGCGGTGACAGACATTACGGCCGGCGGCTCGTCTCCAATCGATAGGTTTTATTCTTGGCACATTGCCGATCGAGAGGATCCCCCAACAATTTATCTCCAGTCCGCTGGAGAGAACACAGAAAACTGGATTATCTCAACGTCCTGGGAGAACTATCGGCAGGTCTATGAGATATCCCAGCAAAACGATTCTTACCCGGCGCACATAACGGCAGACCCCCAAGATCGCTTGATTCTTGGCCCTGCGCCAAATGACGTCTATGTGGTAAAGGGCCAGTATTTTAGGGGCCCGCAAATACTTGGATCCACAGGCGACCCTGACGCCGAAATACCAGAAATGCCTGAGCCATATCATATGCTGATTGTTTACACGGCTCTGGAAAAGTACGGTTGGTTCGAAGCCGCCAATGAAGTTATTTTGAGAGCGCAAAGAGAAAACAGAAAGTTGATGCGCCAGCTCGAGAAAAATCAAATGACTAGGCTGCGCTTCAGGGGGCCGATGGTTTAGGCATGAGAGCGCAAAGGCAGCCCATTCCTACTCCGCCAAGGGCACCAGATCCCAGCTTCAATTACGTTTCGTTTCAAGGCGGTTTAAACGAAACGGTCCCGCCTTGGCAGGCCGCGCCTGGCTCATTAAGGGAGGCTCAAAATTACGAGATGGGCCTAGACGGCGGTTACAAGGATATTGCCGGATACGAAAGGTTCGACGGCCAGCTGCGGCCGTCTGAGCAAAACTACGCAATACTGAACGTGACGGTGACAGGCTCATTTTCTGCTGGCGATATCATATCCGGATCTATTACCGGAGAGACGGCGGTAGTCATTGCGGTCGGTCAAAATGGATCACAGGCGTATCTTGCAATAACAAAAGACACCGGGGCCTTTACCGCGGGAGAAGATCTAAGCGTCAGTGCGGTGGTCGAAGGCACGGTTGACTTTGCTCAGTCAGTAAATGCTGCGTATACCCCGCTTCTGAACGCCCAATACAAAAATTTGGCTGCCGACGAATATCGCCAAGACATCTTAGAGGTGCCAGGCGAAGGAAGCATTTTGGGCGTGGCGCAGCTTGGCAGCACGGTCTATGCGTTTCGCAACAATGTTGGGCAAACCGAAACCAAAATCTATAAGTCAACGGCCTCTGGCTGGGAGCTGGTAAGTTTAGGCAAAGAAATATCTTTTTCTGAAGGCGATTCTGAAATATCGGACGGAGACACGATTATAGGCTTGTCTTCTGGCGCCTCGGCAAAGGTCGATAAAGTTGTCTTGCAGGAAGGCTCTTGGGAAGGTGGCGATGCCTCAGGCCGTTTAATACTGTCTAGTCAGACTGGCGTCTTTTCAAGCGAACCCATTTCAACAGTCGGGCTCGAGCTGACAAACCAAGGATCGCTGTACGTTTTGCAAGGGTATCCGGCTGAAGGAACTTACAGTGGAGAGCAGACAGATCCTCCCTCAGCGTCAATGGTTGCGCTTTCTGGGGAGTATGTTTTAGCGGGCCTGCCCGATACTAAGCTGTCTCATGGCAGGTTTTCTGGAACGGCCCGCGCTACTGGCAACAGCACTGACATCACCCTTTTGCCCAACGGAGATTACGAGTTTTACGTTTCTGCGCTTGCCGGGCAAACAAGGATATATGGGTGTGACAAGGTCAACAGAGGATTCGAGTTTGACGGGTCTATTTTTGTCCCGATAGAAACGGGCATGATAGATGACACCCCAGATCACGTTATCGTCCACAACAACCATTTGTTTTTTGCTTTCGATTCTTCAATTCAGCATTCAGCGATAGGCAACCCTTACTCTTGGAGCCCCATACTTGGCGCGGCCGAGCTTGCAACGGAAGATAGCGTTACTGGATTTTCTTTGCTGGTGGGTGACACGGGGAACTCATCGCTGATGGTTTTCGGGTCAAACAACGCTCATATTCTGTATGGCAACAGCGTTCTTGACTGGAACCTTGTTGAGTACAGAGATGAAATTGGGGCGTTTGAAAACTCCATTCAGCTGCTTGAAGAGACGTATTTCTTGGCCCAGTGGGGCGTTACAAATTTAAGGACAACACAAAGATTTGGTAATTTCGTCTCTTCGACAATTAGCGACAACATCCGAGATTCAATTATTGCCAAAAAGGAGCAGCTG